AAAGCTACAGCGTTCACAATTACCCCCGCAGCAATCCCGATGCAGGTCACCGGTCGCCACCATACTCTAATCCTTTCGAGGATGCCTTTTTCAATGTTAACCAGGCTCACTTCGCCATCTCCTGTGCAGTTTTCTCAACCGCATCAACGCGACGCAGCCAGCCTTTTCCGAATGTCGGGAAATGCGTCAATGACCTATAATACACACGGCGTTCGGCCTGAAAGAACGTGATGAGAGCATGAGCGCCTATAACGGCTTTACGAGCCTCTACAGCCTTGAGAGTGGCTGGGCCTATAATACCGTCATCAGACACGCCCACGAGCCTCTGGAGCATCTTTGAGGAGCGTTTAACGCCTGCGTTAACGCCAAAGTCGAACACGCACAGATCGAGGCCCTTGGGCAGGCCGTCGCACTTCATCATGTCCCAGTATTTTTTCTTGTATAATGGACCCACAAGCTGCGGCGTGAGTTTGCGCATGATAGCTTCAGATACAGGATGGCCGATCCACTCTTCATAGGTCGCCTTGGTGACGCCCAGATTGGTCATACCGCCGGGGTCGCGCGAATGATTACTCCATCCGCCCTCGTGCTTCAGGATCTCAGCCAAGCAGGCGTTGAAGTTACCCGTAGCCATGTTACGGCTTTGCGATAAAGAAGTTGCTAACGTAGGTAATGATGCCGCCGATGATTGACGCGATGGTCATACCAACCCAGAAGCCACCTTTCGACTGATCGGCAAGTTTGACCAGCTTCTTGATGTCGGCCTCCATGTCAGAAACCTTGCCTTCAAGGGCCTCTACAGCGTGGAGAAGTTTGCCGTATTCAATTGGGTCAATCATGCTCATATCTTCCACCGATAGTCTCTTAAATCACGTTCACGCTATACGCTTACACGTCACCAGTGTTGGTTGATGGGAATGCGCGATTAACACCCCAGATGATGCGGACAGCCCCTTGAGCGCCAGCACCGCCTGCGCTGCTCGTGCCAGTTGTACGGGTGTACCCACCAGAACCGCCGCCGCCATATGTTCCCGCAGTTCCGTCGGTTGTAGCCCCGTCATAGAAACCGTCTGAACCGCCTGACCCGCCCAAGCCAGCGCCTGGTGTTGCTGCCGTTGTACCACCAGATCCATTTGACCCTTCGCCAAGAAGCCCTACGCCACCACCGGGTGCGCCATTGCTGCCGAATGAATATGAAGTTCCTTGATCGGTTGCTGCCGAGGTATCGCAGCCGCCACCACCGCCGCCGCCACCAGCGCCTGACGTTCCAGATGTCGTAGTAAACCCGCCAGCGCCACCGCTTCCTGAGTAGCCGCCAGCGCCGCCGCCACCACCACCATTGTAAACGGTTCCGTAAGTCCCGCTACGCAGATAACCAGCACCGCCAGCGCCGCCAGCGCCACCACCAACACCACCGCCAGTTGCGGTTGCGGAAGAGATGAGCGTTGTCCCCCCTCTGGAAACAGAGCTGTCGCCACCATCAGATCCGCCGCCTAATGCGGTTGAGGTTGACCCAGCACCGCCATCGCCAACGACAATGGAAAGTGTTTCACCGGGAGTGACGCTGATATTATTTAGATAGCGAAGATTGCCACCCTTACCGCCATACCTTGCACCGCCGCCTTCACCGCCCTGTACGCACACAACAGAAATTGACGTTACATCCGCCGGAACAACCCAGCTTGTCGTTCCAAGAAACGATTGCTGCCCAGATGGGATGCGGACAGATCCGGCAAGGACGGCGAGTACCCCAGTCATTAGCTGACGTTCCCCGACACAACCCAAGTGGTCGAAGCCACCTTGACGCACGTTGCAAGACCGTAAGCCGAAACAGTTCGGGAGCCGGTGTTGGTCGTCCCAGCCCAGCGAAGCGTGTCTGATGTGATTGTCAGCGCCTGAGTTGATGCGCTGTTATTGAACAGAACGATGGTCGTCCCAACCGGAAAGGCGATGCTTGCGTTTGCAGGGATGACAAAGCCGCCAGTCGTGTTGCTGATGTGTTTGCCAGCGTCTGACAGAGCCAGCGTGTAAGATGCCGTCTGCGCGTTCTGGGGCAGTCCGCGATAGCCGATCGTGTCAGCCGCGATGGTCCCAGTTGCAGTGATTGTTACGTCCTGATCCAAGGCCGTAATATCGGTGTTTGCGCCAGCGTTTGCTTTGGCGTTCAATTGGGTCTGAATTGCTGAAGTTACCCCATCCAGATAACCAATTTCCGTATCCGATACGTTGCCGATCGACGTAGTGGATGGCATAACAACGGTCCCGGTGAATGTCGGGTTGGCTGATGGGGCCTTGGTGTTGATCTGGGTTTGAATGGCAGACGTTACGCCATCCAAATAGCTAAGTTCGGCAGGGCTAATCGTCGCACCACTTGCCGACATAGTTCCAGCAATCGTGAGAACTTTGCCAGAGCCGATGTTCATGCCAACACTTGTGCCAGTGCCGTCAGCCTTGAACAGCGCGTCGATCGTATCAAGGTCGGTGTTCAGCTTAGTGCCCCAGCTATCAGCGGAAGCGCCAACTTCTGGCTTGGTAAGACCGAGATTTGTAGTGGTTGTATCAGCCATTTATCAACCTATCATCCAAAAGAGCGAATACGGGCGACGAGTTTGCTGCTACCAATGCGCGCACGCTCGTCAGAAACCTTCAAATCAGCCAAAAGGCGCTGATAAATGCCCGCCCAAGTGCCAATGCGCTCATCTTCCTTCAGATAAGGCGCTGATTGGATCAATGTGGCGTACAAATACACGTCGGGAGCCTCTGTCAGCAGCCAATTTGACGTATTTGAGACGGAAAGTGACGGGATCTGCGCATAATACATCAATTCTGCGCTGTAAGAGGCGTCAGGGACGGGCAGAAACTGGAATTGTGTGCCGATTGTCGAGAAAAACATGGGCTGGCCGGACGTTACATAGGTCTGGCTGTCCTCTAGGATCTGCTCAGGCGTTTCGTAGACCAGCGGGGTGATGGGGTTGGTGTTTAATTGGAAGCGAACCGTCTCAAGAAAGTCCGCAGGCTGGTTTTCGTACTGCGCATCAACCGTCAGAGTTGCACGGGTAATCATCTTACGGTGACGCAACTCACGATTAAGCTGCGCCTCCGCCAAAGAGATGAAATTAGGGATCGTGGCTGTCAGGTCTTGGCGATTTAGCCAATCCGCAACCGCTGCCTGCAACTCTGCATAGGTTGTAATCGCCATCAAATCGTCCCCGGCCTTGTGCGGAATGCCCGATTGTCGGGGTCATTCAGCCATTTAGCAAGTGCAACCTGGTCCTTTAGGATGCCTTTGCGCTCAAGTTCATAATACACGGAAAGAGGAATTGAGCCAACCTTTGTCCACTCTCCCCAGCGTTCAGGTGCGTCGTTGTATTCGCGCTTGTTGGCTTCAATGATCGACGTGACATCCTGCTCCTTCTGGATGATGGCCTCATCCTTGTCAGCGTCGTAATGGAATGAAGTGACGATGCCGTTAAAGTTGCTGTCGTCTGCAATAACACGTTTAGACATATTCCCTCCAGAGAGTTAGGGGAGAGACCGAAGCCCCTCCCCATTCCCCCATCTTACGAGACGGTCAAGTCGGCAGCGATACCATGCGCGGCTTCGTTGCTAACCTTCAGGCCGTATTCAACGAGCATCAGGCGCTTTTCAGCGTCGCCCGTCTTGGCCAGTTCCATCTGCTGGATCGGACGCAGAACAGCCAGCGAGGCGTATTCAGGGTCGATCACGAACGCATCACGCGCACGCTGGAAGCGGTTGGGAACAATCGACACCGTGCCGAAGTCAGACACATACACATCAGCAGCGCCGATGATCTGAGCCTGCGAACCAGCCGGAACGTCACGGAAGCGGGTTGCAATGCCGGTGAAGGCAGAAGCGGCCTGCTTGTTGAACGCACCAACCATGAGCATCTTCGGCGTGCCACCGCTCGTCCAGACAGACGAGATGACGTTCTTCAGGATGGTTTCCGTGAACGCACGCTGCGTGCCGTCAGTACGGGCAGCAGTCGGGGTCGAGCCAACCGTGGGGTTAGCACCGCCAGAACCGAACGACGTGTTCGAGGTCAACCACGCAGGCAGACCAGCCGTGCGGCGAGCCGTCGAGGTGTTACCAGCGACAGAAGCCTGGTTGGCAAGCAGAGCCGATTCCATGTCGCGCTTCAGTTCCGAACCCAGCTTAGCAAGCTGATAGGTCAGTTCCGAGCGACGGCCAGCTTTGTCGAGCGCTTCGAGCGTGCCGGAGATGATGACGTTCTTCGTGCTGATCTGCGTGTAGTTGCCGACGCGAGCGGTCGGGTTAACAGCAGTGAACGAGGAGATGTCGTCACCTTCAACAGAGGCGTTCGAGGCCGAGGCAGCGGCAAGGCTGTCGGTCTGCCATTCAAAGTAGGTGTTCTTGACGCTCTCACGACCAATGTTCGAGATGAACGGCGTTTCTTCCGGCGAGATGTTGTAGATGACATTCGACAGATCTTCGCGGATACCAATCGCGGAGTAACGGGTAAAGGTGTTAGTCACAATAGCCATGATAAGGCCCTTTCATTAGATGAGTTTATCCAAAAGAGCGGCTGCATCAGAGATACGGCCACTACGCGCAAGGCGCTGAGAAGCACTCTTTACATCGGACGAACGACCATCAACCTGCGTTCCTCTTGAACCTGGGCGGATCACCTTGCCTTGCTTTGGCTTTACAGCCTTGGCCTGGGCAACTTTGGTGCGGCCCTTGTCGTAGAGCATTGCCTTGCGGAGTAACGCGACGTGAGAGGCTTGGGTCAGGCCCTCAATCTCTTGCTGAGTAAGGCCCTGCGCGACTGCCCAGTCTCGCAACTCCTTTGCCTCCTGCACCATTGTTTCCTGATTTTTCCACTCTGGGATGACATCAGGCAACTTAGCGCGTTCAGCCTCAACAAACTCCTGCAACTGACGCATTTGATATGTGGCTTGTTCCTGTGCCAGTCGTTCCTGCTCTGCCTGAATGGCTTGGAGCCGATACGCCTGCTCTTCACGGGACTTCTTCCACTGTCGCTCTAACCGGGAAGCCTCAATGGGGTCCTCATTGTAGAGGGTGTCCCAATCAGGCTCGGAACTGGCTTGCTGCATGATCTGCTGTTGTAGCAGGGGCAGCAACTCAGCGTATTGAGCACGTTCCTGACGGATGGTTTCGGCTTCTGACTGAAATGCTTTGCGCTCTTCAGCGAGGGCCTGTGCCTTCCGCGTATAATCTGAAGTCCGACTATAGCCATTCCGAAGTTCCGCTAGGGTGACTTCCACCTCTTCACCGTCAACTTTTACCCTGACGGTTAGATCATCGGGAAGTTCCTGCGATTCACTTTCGTCCTCGCTATCTTCTTCATCCAGTTCTGAGTCCGCTTCTTCCGTTTCGTCATCAGCCTCAGCGTCCGACTCTTCGTATTCCGCTTCCTCATCACCCGTTTCCGGGTCTAGCGCCTCAGTCGTATCTTGGTTATCCTCTTCAGGGCCAAGCAATTCGCTGATGGCTAAGGTTGCTGCGTGGAGGCCGATCCCAGCATTGGGGTTGCCGACTTGTTCCGACATATATCACCTTTCAATGTAAATGTTAATTCCTCGATGCCATAACTCCATCATCAAGGATTGCCTGTAGGCGGGTTTTCAGACGCTCTAATCCTTTAAGCGTATGAAACAGGTCCGAGCGGTGCTGATGGTCGCCTAACGCGGTCGTGCGCCACTCGGTGTAAATCTCTTGCTCGACCTGCTGAATTGCATCCACAAACACCTCATCTTCCAAGAGGCGCTTGGCGTGGAATGCGCGGTCGATCTGCTGCTGCTTATCCATTGATCAGCGGCCTGAAAGTTGTGCTGCCCTGCGAGACAAGCGAGTTGTATTCCGGCTTGAAGAACGTCGCTTCTGGACCAAATCCGTACTGCTCGTAATCGGCAATCGTCGGGTTGGCGCGATAATCCTTCCCAGAGGCCCCCAGAAGGCCGCCAGAGCCAAACGGAGAGACGTATGGAACATTCTTCCCAGATCCGCCACCAGCGCCCCCAAACAGGCTTCCAAGGGCTGATGCGCCAAGGCTGCCAAGTGTCAGATAATCCGTAAGACCCATGTTCTTGGTCAGGCTGCTCAGGAAGCTATTCTTCGGGGTGTCTATTGGGCCAACTTCCGGCAAGGCTGTAGGTTGCGCATTGGCGAGAAGGCTAGAAGTCAGTCCAGTTCCAAGTGCTGCAACAGCCGGAAGGGCTGATGTAGCTGCGGGTGCAGTTATAATGAGGGGTGCAGCTTCAGTGACTGCCGGAAGAGCGCCTGCAAGCAATCCACCACCAACAGCGCCAGCCCCAAGACCAGCGCCAGCCAGAGCAGATGATGCACCAGCCTGAATAGCGGCAAGGTTAGCTGGGAGTGATGCAAGAGCGCCTGGGGCGAGAGATGCGCCCGTTGCCAGACCTGCGCCTGTAGCGACGGGAGCGGCACTAGCAGCGCCAGCAGCGCCAACGCCACCAAATCCACCAGGCTGCAATGCGCCAGCGCCAGTCATCGCCAGCATTCCAGCTGCCAGAAGCTGTGCGGTCGTATCAAACGCGACATCAGGCGTGTCGGAATAGATAGAAGTAAACCCACCGCCGATCGACTGCGGGTCTTGGCGCTGGATCTCAAAGTTAGCCCGCTTGCCTTCAGATGCAGCAAGGTCATTTGCACGCTGCGCAAGGGCGGCATACTCTTCCGGCGTTGTGGCGCTCATAACAACATCGCCAGTGGTGTTATCAACAAGGCGATACGCAGAGCCGGGGGTGGGCATAAACGCCATCCGCCGAGCGTCGTTCGGGTTATTCTGGGCCTGCGCTTCCATCAGGTTGTAAACTGGAAGCTGCGGGTTCTCGATGCCAAGCCTTGAGAAGATGCCAGATGTCATGCCGGGAATGATGTCCATCCCACCATATTGGTTCTGATATTCAACCCCGTTGGCAACATTAGTCTGAGGCGCAACGCCAAGTCCCATATTGGGAACGCCAGCCGTCTCATAACGCTGTAGGTCAGC